TTTTATCGCCTCCTTTATAGTTCAAGAATATATCACCATTGAAATAAATTCAAGTAAATTTTAAGAAAACATAAAAAAACTTGAAAAAAAATCAAGTGAGTACTTGACACATGAAAAATATTCATGTAATATACAAACATGAAAATAATTCATGTGGAGGTGATAGAATCAATGCGACAGTACACGTTAAAAGAGTTACGTGCAAGAAAAAATGAAACCCAGGAACAGACTGCAATGGCATTAGGAGTATCAACTCAGACATATAATGCCTGGGAAAAAAGCATATCAAATGTTGCTGTAAGCAAAGTTAATGCAGTTGCAAGGCACTTTGGTGTAAAACTGGGTGATATTTTTTTAAATTAAACATGAAAATAATTCATGTAAATTATAAGTGGAGAAAGGAGAGGCATGATAAAGAAGATAAAAGCAAAGCTCAAGGAGCCGTACTTCATGGAAGATCTTTGGTGCGATTATATCAGACCTGCAGTGATGGGGTTGATAGGAGCAGCCATAGGCATAGCTACAGTAATCGTAATAAGACTGTTGTGATGACGGCACTTGCAACACCAACCAGTATAGGGACGATTATTTGCGTAAGAAGATATTGGGTATCAAACCACTGATTCTGTTCAACCACATATATGCCATTTTTGGTAAGGGATATTGCAGATTCGGCGGCAAGCTTTTCCGATGGGATTCCTTGATAATCAACGATTATAGGAACGTAGGACAAGAGTTCACCTTTGATAAGATTGTCTACTTCATGCTTGCTGAATTTACCAGAAAGAGACATATAGGTGACAGGTCGGAAATGACGATGGTGGACATAATTCAATATTTTGATATCTGATTTTGTGACAGGCATAAGATCCCCCCTAGTTTTTTATCAATTATATCACAGGAAAGGAGATGAGAGCAATGAGCAGAGCAGTCAAGGACATACAGGTAATAGGTGTCAGGGAGATCGGCCGGTTGCCGTACATAAGCAAGGCGAAAATGATGAAGATATTTGGGATGTCATTATCTACAGCAACCAGACGTATAGCAGATCTTGACAGATATGTCCAGTCTGGCAGATATGGACCATACACCATACTGGATGGTGCCGGAGTAACAAGGGTCAATGTGCTTGCCTTGGTGGATTATCTGAAGTACAAGAAACAGCTTGACGCTGGCAGACGGGTGCCACCGTTTGACATAAATAAGGTGGCAAAAGAAGCCGTCATAAACTGGGATGAATTAGATTCCTGACAGTAAAAAAGCACCTTTGGACTGCAATCCGCTGGTGCAAATAAAAAATAACTCAAGAAAATCATAGCAGAAAAGGGGAAGAAAAGCAATGAAGAGGAGAAACATGGATACAAAGGCTGTCAAGGCAGTGTGCCTTGCGGCGATGCTGATAATACTGATCATTATGGCATACAACATCATATTTAACACGGCTTTGATTATGGCTCTCCCGGTTGGCAGTCTCATAGCATATTTGCTTGGAACAGTATTCACAGAGCTGGGACTGCTTAACACAGTTGAACAGATGAACAGGATTGAGGATCAGAGAGAAAGTGAACAGCCATGGTAAGTATGAAAGTCCTTGGGAGCCATGAAGAGTGGCTCAGGGCAAGAACCAAGATAGGCGGGTCGGATGCCTCGGCTATTGTGGGAATGAACCCCTACAAGACCAACGTGGATCTATTTAAAGAGAAAGCCTACGGCATAGAGCCTGAGGACATATCAGACAAGCCTTATGTCAAGTATGGCACAGAGGCTGAGAAGCATCTGAGGGAGCTATTCAAGTTGGATTATCCAGAGTATCAAGTTGGATATGTTGAAAACAATATGTTCACAAACGACAAATACCCATGGGCGCACGCATCGCTAGATGGATGGCTTTTAGATCAGGATGGCCGCAAGGGTGTGTGGGAGTGCAAGACTACCAACATTCTGCAGTCAAGACAAAAGGAGAAGTGGGATCACAGAATCCCGGATAACTATTACATACAGGTCCTGCACTATCTCATGGTGACGGAATTTGACTTTGCAGTGCTCAAGGCACAGCTCAAGTCAGAGTTTAACGGTGATGTATACCTGCAGACAAGGCACTACAAGATAGAGCGGTCAGAGGTAGAGGATGACATTCAGTATCTTATTGACGCTGAAAGAGACTTCTGGGAGTGCGTACAGGTGAAGAAAGAACCACCGCTGATACTCCCGGAGATATAGGAGAGATGCAATGTATTACAACGAATGTCAGTTATGCGGTGCTTACTTAGACCCAGGCGAGCATTGCGATTGTGAGGAAGAGAGACAGCGACAGACACAGCGTATCATGTCGATGATACGTGAGAACAAGGAGAGTCACCAGATGGAGCTGGTGCTGAATTAGGAGGTTAAAAATGGAATTAAGAGTTAATGAGGTAGCGATACCAGAGAAGATTGATTTTAACTATGAGGAGCTCAAGGCTGAGCTTACATCTAAGGTCTCATTTTATGAGACACTGGTATACACAGATGACCAGATCAAGGATGCAAAGGCAGACAAGGCCAATCTGAACAAGCTGAAGAGAGCCCTCAATGATGAGCGCATCAGAAGAGAGAAAGAATACATGCAGCCGTTTAATGTGTTTAAGGCTCAGATCAACGAGATTATAGGCATTATAGACAAGCCTATAGCGGTGATAGATGAACAGGTCAAGGCATTTGACGAGAAACGCAAGATCGAGAAGCAGAAAGCCATTGAAGAGTTGTTTGCGACTATCGGCTTCCAGAACTTCGTAACGCTTGAGAAGATACAGGATCCTAAGTGGTTGAATGCTTCGGTATCAATGAAGAGTATCGAAGATCAGATGAGGTCAAAGATGTATGAGATCGGCAACGGAGTGCTTACACTCAGTCAGCTCCCGGAGTTTGGCTTTGAGGCTACAGAGGTATTTAAGGAGACATTAGACATTAACAAGGCCATTTCTGAGGCTAAGAGAATGTCAGAGATCACAAAGGCAAAGGCTGAGGCTGAGGCAAGTAGAAAGGCTGAGGAAGAGCGCAAGGCACAGAGAGTGGCAATGGCACAGGCTATGACACTTCCAGAGGATGTGCAGCAGGCACCAGTACAGGAGTCACAGCCGGAACCACAGAAGATGGTAGTTAAGTTTGAGGTAGAGCTTACAACAGAGGATGCAACGGCTCTGAGAGAGTTTTTCCAGAGCAGAAATATAACATTTAGAGCGATTAAGTAGGAGGTATACAAGATGATTAAGTCAGAGATAGGAAAAGTATCAATAGTTGGCACTACTAATATGATAACTATGGATTTAGCAATGGCAATAAAAGCTGTTAGAAACAGCGTTGCACGTAAGCAGGGAGCAGCTGTGGCAAATGTGGTTGTAGATAGCGCAATAGTGTTATCTGCACTGGATGGAGAGAAACTCGAAGGCGCTATCAAACAGCTTATAGGTGATCCGGAGCTTGAAGTAATAGCAGTTAAAGATAATAAACAGCCTGTGGATAATAATAATGGTGTTGATATGGTTGCTGAGAAACTTTGGGACAATATGATGGATGAAGTGAAGAAGATTTTGGAGGGGAGATAGATGGAACATTACAACATAAATGAGGCAAGAGAGGCACAGGAAAGATATTGCAAGGAGAACGAGTATCCTCTTTTTGCGCCAGATAGTGGCATGTGTCCGGATTGCAATAAGAACATATATGAAAAGATAAAAAGACATGGAACATCGATAGAAAGAGGAATATCAGTAGAGGCGGCAGGAACAAACCTTATAACAGGATGTCCACATTGTAGTTGGTCGTTCTGTGATTAAGATCACGTAGTTTACATAGGAGGTAGAAAAAATGGCAGTAAATAACAGTTTAGTAGCAAGAAACAAAGCACAGCAGAATCTTGGAATCACGGCATACCTTACACAGGATGCTATCAAGAATCAGATCAACAAGGTGGTTGGTGGTAAGAACGGACAGAGGTTCATATCTGCTATCGTATCAGCATACAACACCAATCCTACACTTCAGGAGTGCACGAATCAGTCGATTCTTTCCGCTGCACTCCTTGGTGAGAGCTTACAGCTTTCACCATCACCACAGCTCGGACACTATTACATGGTTCCGTTCAATAACACCAAGGCAGGCACAAAAGAGGCTCAGTTCCAGATGGGATATAAGGGATATATTCAGCTGGCTATCCGTTCTGGTCAGTATAAGAGACTGAATGTTGTCGCAATCAAGGAAGGGGAGTTGGAATACTTCGACCCACTCAACGAGGATATCAAGGTCAATCTCATGGTTGATGACTGGGACAAGCGTGAAGAGGCTGAGACAATCGGCTACTATGCAATGTTTGAGCTTGTGAACGGATTCAGAAAGACAATGTATTGGAGTAAGGCTCAGATGCTTGCTCATGCGGACAAGTATTCACCGGCATTCTACAAGGACGCTGGAAAGGTCAAGACAAAGTACGGAGAGAAGCAGAGAGTATCATTTGCTGACTATGAAGCCGGTAACTATGATCCTCGTGATTCGTGGATGTATTCATCGTTCTGGTACAAGAATTTTGATGGCATGGCTTACAAGACAATGCTCCGACAGCTGATCAGCAAGTGGGGAGTAATGAGCATAGAACTCCAGAAGGCATTTGAGGGCGATATGGCAACCTTGGACGTTGAGGGACATCCTACATACGTTGAGAATGACAATGATGAGTATGTGGAAACCACAGCAACAGAGATGAATGAACCAGAAGCACAGGCTCCACAGGCAGAGCCACAGGATACTCAGAATACACAGAACAGTGTTCAGGATCCACAGCCAGCACCGGCAGAAAATCCACAGCCAGAGATGAACGCTGCCGAGGCGGCACTATTCGGAAATTTCAAGTAGGTTACATTGACATTACATTTAATACATCACAAGCACAGTAACGTAATGTCTTAGTATATATCCCTGTTGCTCTTATTTGAGGGTGACAGGGGGAAAGGAGCAACAATGGCTTGGAACAGGTCAAGAGCCAAATACGGCAACAAGAAGGCTGTTGTGGACGGTATATCATTTGACAGCAAGAAAGAGGCGCAGAGGTATACAGAGCTGAAATTGCTTGAGAAAGCTGGCAAGATAACAGGCTTGCAGCTTCAGAGAGAATTTGAGCTTATACCAGCTCAGAGAGAACACACGAATGAGATATATGAAAAAGGACCCAACAAGGGCAGATTCAAACCGGGAAAGCTCCTAGAGCGTAAGTGCTCATACATAGCAGACTTCGTTTACTGGGATGGATTTGAAATGGTTGTTGAGGATACAAAGGGCATGAGAACAAAGGAATACATCATAAAGCGTAAGTTGATGCTTTATGAGTATGGAATAAGGATCAAGGAGGTGTGAGCCACATGGGAAATAAAGGGAGCTTTGTCTTTTATACCGAATACAGAGAGCATTTGTCGATGCTGCCGCCGGAGCAGGTTGGTGAGTTGATGTTTGCTCTGATGGACTACCAGGAGACAGGCGAAGTTCCAGATCTTCCAAAAGGTAGTGCGCTTGCCATGTGCTTCTCGTTCATCAAGAAACGGATGGACAAGGACAACTCCAAGTATGAGGAGCGGTGTGAGCGCAACAGGTCCAACGGCAAAAAGGGCGGCAGACCTACAAAGGAAACGGAAATTTCCAAAACCGAGGAAAACCCAAATAAACCGAATGGTTTTTCTGAAAACCGAACGGTTATTTCCGAAACCGAGGAAAACCCAACCGAACCCAAAAAAGCCGATAATGATAATGAATATGATAATGATAGTGATAATGAGGAGTATATACATACTCCTACTAAGGCACGTGCGTGCGCACATGCGGAGGTGGGTAAGCCACGCAAGAAGTCTGAACCGGTCAAGTATAGCGATGATCCAGAGCTTAACGATGCCATAGTAGAGTTTATCAAGTTTCGTAAGGACATCAAGAAGCCTATGAGTGACAGGGCCATAACGCTGATGATGAACAAGCTGGAGTCGCTATCACATGATAAACATGAACAGGTACAGATTCTCAATCAGTCGATAATGCAGGGATGGACAGGCCTGTATGCGCTTAAGGATGATGGCAAGAGTCGAGGGCAGCCACGGAACGTGAATCCAAATGGATTTGCAAACTTTAAGCAGACTGATAATACAGAGCAGCTTGGTCAGCTTGAGAAGATGCTTGCGGATGAGCTGAATAAATAACACACGAAAGGAGCCGAACCTCCGGCCGGGGTAATGCTATAGCGGGTTCCTGAGAAGTGAATGAACGAAGACTTAATAACAAGAATTTTCGGAGAGGATGGCGAACTTGATAGCCCGGACGAGGGCTTAGAGGAATACAAGAAGCGCAAGAAAGAAGCCAGGGAGAAGATGATAATGCTCCAGAGCCAGCCGTATGAAGTTAAGGTGCGGCGATCCAGACTTAGAGCTGAAGAGTTCATGGAGCAGATGCGGATACGAGACAAAACGGCTCATGTGAGTGTTGGCGGTCTTGACAGTATTACACTACACGTATTCCTGAAGTCGATAGGCATCAATGTTCCAGCGGTATCAGTGTCATCTCTGGAAGATAAGAGTATACAGCGAGTACATAAAGCTCTTGGAGTGACAATCCTGAACCCGCTCAAGACAAAAGTTGAGGTACTCAATGAGGTTGGGTTCCCGGTTATCAGCAAGAGGATAGCGGGCAAGATAGCACTGCTTCAGAATCCGACAGAGAACAATAAGACAGTCAGACATGCAATAATCACAGGTGAATGCGGAGAGCTGGGGCACTTCCAGAAGAACAGTCGCATGAAGCTGCCGCAGAAGTGGCTCAATCTATTCGGTGGATATGAGAACGAGAATGAAGGTGTCATGTATTACAAGCCGAATTTCAAGGTGTCAAATGATTGCTGTTACTGGCTGAAAGAGAAGCCATGCGATGACTGGGCTAAGGCTCATTCAAGCTATCCGTTCCTTGGCATGATGGCATCCGAAGGCGGACAGAGAGAAGAAGCGCTTACTGATCACGGATGTAACTACTACGGAAAAACCACAATGCGTTCGGCTCCGTTTGCTCCGTATATGCGAAATGACATATTGAGACTTGCTCAGGAGATGGACACTTGGTATCACGCACATACAGATGTGTTTGCAAAGCTTTATTATGAGCAGCCATACAGCAAGGATAAGGCTGGCAACACAATACCTTATGAACCGGTTGAGACAATCATACCGGCTATATATGGACGGATAGAGGATGACGGACACGGAAATCTCAGAACGACAGGAGCACAGAGGACAGGCTGCAGTATGTGCGGTTTCGGAATCCACATGGAAGGACGACCACACAGGTTTGACAGGCTCAGAGAGCGGAACCCCAAAGAATGGGAGTTTTACATGTATAGATGCTGCACGGATCCAGAGACAGGAGAAAAGTTCGGCTGGGGAAGAGTCCTGGACTATATCGGAGTGCCGTGGGAAGATGTACCGGCGGTACAGATGAGTATATATGATTACCCGGAGGTGCTGCCATGATAAACGGAGAGCTTATCGTTGATAATTTCGCCGGAGGTGGTGGAGCATCAACAGGAATTGAGATGGCTACAGGATACAGCGTTGATATAGCAATCAATCATGATCCGGAAGCCATCAGGATGCATAAGGTCAATCATCCAAACACAAAGCACTATTGTGAGAATGTGTGGGCGGTTGATCCTGTGAAAGCTTGTGAGGGACATCCGGTAGCTCTTGCCTGGTTCTCTCCAGACTGCAAGCATTTCAGCAAGGCCAAGGGTGGGAAACCAAAGGATAAGAACATCAGAGGGCTTGCATGGGTAGCATGCAGATGGGCGGCACTTGTGAGACCGAGAGTGATTATGCTTGAGAATGTCGAAGAGTTCAAGACATGGGGACCGCTCAACAGAGGACATCATCCGATAAGGGCAAAGCAAGGAGATACATTCAGGCAATTTGTAAAGCAGCTCAATGAGCTGGGGTATGAGGTACAGTTCAGAGAGCTTGTGGCGGCAGACTACGGAGCACCGACTAAAAGAAAAAGGTTCTTTATGATCGCAAGGTGTGATGGTGCACCTATCATGTGGCCAAAGCCTACACATGCACCGGCAGACAGTGAAGAGGTCAAGGCGGGACTGCTCAAGCCTTATGTTGGGGCATATACACAGCTTGATTTCAGCCTGCCATGTCCGAGTATCTTTGATACATCAGAGCAGATCAAAGAGAAGTATGGTATCCGGGCAGTGAGACCGCTTGCACCAAAGACTATGCAGAGGATTGCAAGAGGGCTGAAGAAGTTCGTTCTGGATAATCCAGAGCCGTTCATCATCCAGTGCAATCATGGCGGCGATAGAAAGCCACAGGACATAAGAGATCCAATGCCGACGATTACAGGGAAGCACGGATATGGAGTTGTAGAACCATATATGGTTCAGATAGGTCAGACTGGATTCTCTGCAGATCGTAGCAAAGATGTGAGAGAACCACTTACAACTATTGTCAGCAAGAATGAACACTGTCTAATAAGTCCTACACTTATTCAATATCATTCGGAGACCAATTCAGATGAGGTAAGAGGTCAAGGTATAGAGAATCCGATCATGACAGTAGACAGCTCAAACAGATATGGCCTTGTGACTTCGTTCCTCAGCAAGTTTTACAAGACAGGGATAGGGCAGGATGAGAGAGAGCCACTGCATACAGTGACGACATCAGCCGGACATTTTGGAGAGGTCAGAGCATTTCTGATTAAATACTATGGTGAGGGTACAGGACAGGATATAGAACAGCCGCTTGATACAGTGACATCAAGAGATCGGTTCGGGCTTGTAACAATCCAAGGTGTTGAGTATCAGATAGTGGACATTGGTCTCAGAATGCTTGAGCCAAAGGAGCTATATGGATGCCAGGGGTTCCCAGATGATTACATCATAGATCATGACAGCACAGGTAAGACATATTCAAGAAGCGAACAGGTTAAGAGATGTGGAAATGCAGTTTGTCCACCTATACCGGCGGCGATGGTGAGGTCGAATCTTCCAGAGCTTTGCGTAAGGAAGAGGATGCCAAACATGAGGATAGGTGAAGAAGAGAATGGACAGTTATGTTTTGTATAGAGGAGGCTTTTAGTGAACGATTTAAAGATATATGAAAATAAAGAATTTGGAGAGATAAGAACAGTGAATATAGATGGCGAGCCTTGGTTTGTGGGAAAAGATGTGGCTGAAATACTGGGGTATAGCAACACCAAAGATGCAATTTCAACTCATATAGACGAGGATGATAGGACAGTAATCCAAAGGTCGCATTTCCCGACCTTTGATATTCCAACTAGAGGACTGACCCTTATAAACGAAAGTGGACTTTACAGCTTGATTCTTGGCAGTAAGCTTCCAAACGCAAAGCGGTTCAAACGCTGGGTAACATCCGAGGTGTTGCCGTCAATCCGTAAGAACGGCGGCTACATAGCCGGGCAGGAGACTATGACGGATGATGAATTAATGGCCAGAGCCTTGCAGGTGGCTCAGAACAAGATACAGGAGAGAGACAAGCAGATTGAGACCATGAAACCTAAGGCTATATTTGCTGATGCAGTAGCTGCAAGCCATACATCGATATTGGTCGGAGAACTTGCCAAGATATTGAAACAGAATGGTGTCAATATTGGACAGAACAGACTGTATGAGTGGCTGAGAGAAAATGGATATTTGATCAGGGGCAATAAAAGAACGGATAGAAACGCACCAACTCAGAGAAGCATGGATATGGGATTATTCGAGGTAAAAATCAGCACTGTTGTTAATTCTGATGGATCTGTCAGGGAGACTAGAACAACAAAGGTAACAGGCAAAGGACAGCAGTATTTCATCAATAAGTTCCTGACCGAGTAAAAGGAGAATGAGCATGACGGATTTTGAAATAGACGCAATATACAACACCATCTGCCGTCCTGGGCAGGTGGTGAGGATACAGACCAAAGGAGACAGAGAAGGCTATATACCGGTGATGGTGTGGAAAAGATGGACCATCATGGAGGTACATAGACGCTATGTTGTTATGAAGAGCGTGTCAGGATATCTTGAGAGCTTTAGTACGTGGGATATCCGTAACATGATCAAGAACGGAGGGATACGATGGAGATAAGACCTGTAAGAGAAGAAAGCTGTCATACATGCAAATACAGAGCCATGGACGAGACACAGGAGCCATGCGCACACTGCACCAAGAATGCAGTTGACAACTATGAGCCGATGACAAACGGCGACTACATCCGGTCGCTCAGTGATACAGAGCTGGCGCAGATTGTCATGTGTCCAAATGAGGTTGGATTTGATGAGGTTGTTTGCCAGAGGGATGAGCAGCATTGCATTGAGTGTACCCGCAAATGGCTTGAGGCAGAAAGAGAGGTTGATGAGGTAAGAAACACATCTGAACAGCTGAAAGTGGGTGAAAGCGAATGAGCGCAAGAAAAGGAAAGAATCTAAAGCGGGTGAAGAATCAGCTTAAACTGTTGACAGATACCACCACAAACACATCAATGCGGCGAGCACTAATCACAGCTCAGAAGTGTATTGATAAACAGATATCAAAGCCGCTGGAGTCATGGGGCGCATATCAGCGTTGTCCTAGTTGCGGAGTGGCATATATATATTTTGAGAATTATTGCCCGGTATGTGGGCAGAAAATTGATTGGTAGGAGGTGGAGAGATATGACAGCAGAAGAAATATATGATTTGATCAGCTCGGCTGAAAGAAAAAACAACATGATAATAATATTCCCTAAATCAGAACTTGCTAGGGAAATTAAAAACATGTGTGATAAACAGAGAAGAGTAGCAGTTGAAATGATTCGTTTAACACCGAATATTCCGTTTGCCTTCCCATCGTGCCCTAAATGTAAAAAATCGCAGCCTGAACGTGAACCATTTCGAAGTAAATTTGACGTAATAACGTTTTGCCCAAGCTGTGGGCAAAAATTAGATTGGAGTGATGAACAATGAGTGAAGAATTAAAGCCGTGCCCGTTTTGCGGTGGGAAAGCTGAAATGAATTATGAACGAATTCCGGGAGAAGATAAGGGATTTTGGGCACAGATTATTTGTTGTAATTGTCACGGAAGAAGCGGTGGAACATGGGCGGGTTCTTATAATGCCGCAGAGAGAAAAGAAGTTAAAGCATGGAACAGGAGGGTGAGCGATGAGACTGATTGATGCAGATAAGTTGATTGAAAAGTTGCGAGATTTCAAAGAGTATGAAAATGACGATGGCAGACCTATCCACACCATGTCAGAGATACAGAGGATTGACAGATGCATAAACTTTGCACAAGCAGAATCAACCGCCTATGATGTGGACAAGGTTGTGGAACATCTGGAAACGGCGAGGGATGGCTATTCAACTGCACAGCTTATGACAGCTACTAATGATGAACTTGTTAAACGATTCATAGCAAAAGAAAAAGCAATGAATTTATCAATCGAGATTGTAAAGGCAGGTGGAATAGATGGCGATTAAACCGATTTTATTCAATACCGAGATGGTTCGGGCAATTTTGGACAGGAGAAAGAGTTGTACCAGAAGAATTGTGAACCCACAGCCGCAAGGCAGACTTTGCTATACATTCGCAGGGGGTGATTGCGGTACCTGGGGATATCCAAGTAAAACAGCATATGAAAACTGGGGAGATGAATACAAACTTCCAGAGGATATCACGGATGAAGAACTAAAAAGAAGGTGGAATCCACCATATCACACAGATGATATCCTGTATGTCCGGGAAACATGGCGCAAAGGATTAGAACGGTATATCTACCGTGCGGACTACTCCGATACAGAGAAGTTTTACCGGGGTGGAAAAGAAATTGAGATGAAATGGCACCCGTCCATCCATATGCCGAAAGAAGCCGCACGTATCTGGCTTAAGGTTACGGATGTGAGGGTGGAGCGGTTGCAGGAATGCGGAAAAGGTTGGTGCTTGGATATTGAGAAAGAAGGTATTGTAACACCACAAAACCCTATACTCTACATAAGTGATGAAAAATTCCATGAAGCGTTAAGATATGAATTTGAGAAAATGTGGAACAGCACCATCAAGAAATCCGACCTTGACCGCTATGGTTGGAATGCAAATCCGTGGGTGTGGGTAATAGAATTTGAACGATGCGAAAGAGGTGGAGTAGATGAAAGATAGATGCCTATTCAAGGCGAAAATTTGTAATGGAGAGTGGGTTGCAGGATTTTTGCATTGCAAAAATGATAAATGGTATATCAGCAATAAAGCAGGTTCGCCATTTGCGTATGAAGTAAGACCAGATACCATCTGTCAGTGTACAGGATTGAAAGACAAGAACGGCGAGTTGATTTGGGAGAATGATGTTGTAAATTGCCTTACTGAAGAATGCTGCGGATGCATTGGTTGGAATGAAAGTGAAGCAGGTTTTTACTTTAATGTATTACTTGAAGATGGAAGATTTGAAGAAGAGTATATTTACGATTATCAAGACGGTATAGAAGTTATCGGCAACATCTTTGATAATCCAGAATTGATAAAGGAGAGTGATACATAATGGCCAAATGGAATATAGACACAGTTCCCAAATGTGAAAAGGGAACTACTTCAGATGAGGTTCTTGTAACGATAGAAAAAGCCTCAATAATAACAGGTGAAATATACAGTCGAGTTGTTAAGGCGGTATATATCCCACATCACAATTGCTCGTTGGAAGATTTAGGATGGAACGTGGATGATGATATCTTAGATGGATGGGAGTATACAGAAAATGGTATTTCTTGGTGGATCCCACAGGGCTGGTATGAAGTGCATGATTATTGTGATAATTACGAATATTCAAAGATTACAGATAAGGTAGTAGCCTGGAGAAAGTTGCCAAAACCTTATGAACCAAGGAAGGAGAGTGTATAGAATGGCATACGCAGGCAAATGCGATAGATGCGGCGGGTTTTATGACATTCCGTTTGAACACGGAGCGCCGATAAGGGCAAGAATGATTGATGTGTTCGATGGTGTAACAGATTCAAAGGACCTTTGCCCGGATTGTATGAAGGACCTTTGCGATTTTCTTGGCGGGGCACAGCTTAATGACCCGCTGGGAGAAAGACAGATAGGGTTTAAGACACAGGTAGATCATCAGTACAGCCACTTTATGGACAGATTTACCTGGAAGGAGTGAGAGGATGGCAAAATCAGATAGAAAGCTACACGAGGCAAGAATGGCGGGAGCCGCCTGGCTGATGAATGTCATCAAGACACAGGGCATGGAAGCAGCAGAGAAAGAACTCAGGACCAGAGGAGCTATGTTCATTCCTTTGGAAATTAACCAGGCACAACTTGACGAGTCAGTATATAAGATCAAGTTAAATACAATAGACACGATCCTAATTATGTCCTGCATGGTCTTACGTGATGAGTTCGATTTTGGACAGAAGAGGCTTGATAGGTTCTGCGAAAGATTTAATTCAAAGACAGAGGCTATATGTGATGGGGATATCATATGGGATGATTTGATAGAAACGTTGAAAGAAGAAACAGGCTTGGAGTTCACTATCCGGGAGAACAAGTAGGAGGTGAGGCGGTGAAAGCGAAAGAGTATTTAAGCCAGGTCAAAATGCTTGAGGATTACATGGACAGGTTAAGCAATGAATATTTCAAGATGAAAGAGCTTGCAATGAATCCGGGAGGATTTGACTATTCAAAAGAGAGAGTACAGTCCAGTGCCGTGGCAGATACTATGAGCCGTACAGTTGGCAGATATGTTGATCTTGAAACTGAGATGAATGAATGCAGAAAAACATTTGAAGATTTCCGGAATAAAGCAGTACATCAGATGTGTCAGTTGTGTAATACGAAGTATACGGAGATACTGTATCAGAAGTACATAAACTATAAGTCGTTAAAGGATATTGCAGAGGAGATGGAATATTCATACGACTGGGTAAGACATGCTCATGGATGGGCTTTGCAGGAGTTCCAGAGGACATGGGACAATTATCTAAAATCCGACACATTCATAACACACTAAGAGCATTGCACAAACACATGGTCATGCTTTAATATAGACCGTGAAATATTGATTCATAAGGGACATAACCGTTTGCCATTTCGGTTGTGTCCCTTTTCTTATGCCCAGTGGTTGTAAACCTCCCCTTGTGAAAAAGTGAACGCTGATCTCTCCCCCACTGGGCTATTTTGTTTGAGGTGGGATATGAATAAGATTAAAAGATTCGAGGTAGTGAGACCTGAATATAGTTTCGAGTACATACATCCGATACTTGGCAGGCTAGCTTTACCAATAGCCACGTTAAAGGTGATGGTTAAGTGCACTAAGGTGTATAAAATCCAGCCAGCTATAAAAGGGTTTGATAGAGGAGTAAAGAGTGTATGTGAGCCGTTTTACATGATTGTGATTCCAAAGAGAGTGAGAAAGTAACAGAAAGAAGGTGTGACATTATGGCACTTACAGCTAAACAGCAAAGATTCTGTGATGAATACCTGATTGACCTTAATGCCACACAGGCAGCTATAAGGGCGGGGTATTCGGAGAAAAATGCAAGGAACATCGCAAGTGAAAACTTGGCAAAACCCAACATTAGAGAATATATAGACAATCGACTTGCTGAGAAAGAAAAGGCGTTGATTGCTGATCAGAATGAGGTTTTAAAGTATCTCACAGCAACCATGAGACGAGAAAAGAAAGAATGCATTGTTGTAACGACCAGTGAAGAACGTTCGATGTATGCTCCAGATGATAACGGCACAATGAGAAAACAGACAGTCAAGAAAGAGACACCACAGATCGTGGAGATACCAGCAAGGCTGTCGGATGCCAATAAGGCGGCGGAGCTCCTTGGTAAAGCATATGGCTTATATACCGAGAAGGTGGAGGCTGATGTAGATATGGACCTCAACATCAACATCGACTATGGAGATGATGACGATACCGGCGGTGGTGGTGCTGATTGAATATTGACGTAAAAGCAAATCCGGGGTTCAAGGAAGTAGATCGGAGCAAAAAACGATATATCGTGATGAAAGGCTCTGCTGGCTCTGGAAAGAGCGTTGATACCGCACAGAATTACATATTGAGGCTGATGCAGGACAAGGGCAGAAACCTTGTTGCGATGCGAAAATCTGATATTACTAACCGAGACAGCACATTCGCTGAACTGACCGGTTCTCTTTATAAGATATTTGGAGATAAGGTCGATAATTATTGGAAAATCAACAGGAGTCCTCTGGGCCTCACATGTAAAAGCAATGGGAACCAGATCATTTTCCGTGGGATGAATGACGATAGACAGCGTGAAAAGCTGAAGTCAATCACATTCCCAAGGGGAAAGCTCACAGACGTATGGCTTGAAGAGGCAACAGAGTTTACACAGGCAGATCTGGAAATTATAGATGATAGATTACGTGGAGAGCTGCCATCAGGGCAGTTTTACCAGATAAGAATGACCTTCAATCCAGTGAACAAAAATCACTGGATAAAGAAGGTCTTTTTTGATAGATATGACCCGGATGTGCTGACACATCACAGTACATACCTGGGGAATCGCTTCATAGATGCGGCATATCACCGCCGTATGGAGCGTAGAAAAGAAGTTGATCCTGAGGGCTATCAGATATATGGACTTGGCGAATGGGGCGAGATAGGCGGTCTCATTCTGCACAACTGGGAAGTTGCTGAGGTATCTCAGAACCTTAATGACTATGATGATATAGCAATAGGGCAAGACTTTGGATTCAACCATGCCAATGCCATCCTTCTCCTTGGCATTAAGGATGACAACATATATATCATAGATGAGATATATGTGCATGAGAAAGAGACGGCGGAGATTATTCCACTGGCAATTAAGCATGCTATCCCGACTAATAAGACCATGTGGTGTGATAGTGCAGAGCCTGACAGAATAAAGACCTGGAAAGGTGCCGGATATAGAGCCAAGGGAGTCGACAAAGGTGGCTCAAATGGTTCTGTCAAGGCTCAGATAGACTGGCTCAAAGGTGTGGTTGATAAGAACCACATTATACGAAGAAGAATATATGTTGCTCCTCATTGTGTAAACACGATCAAGGAGCTGCAACAGTGGAAATGGAAAAAAGATGAAAAGACAGGCGAATATCTTGATGAGCCTGTACCGGTGATGGACGATGCAATGGCAGCTCTTAGGTACGGCATTGAGGGATGGCGTAAGTCTCGTTCATGGCTGATATAGATTGACATGAAGGAGATGGAAGAATGCTAACCCCTGACGAGATTAAATATTTGATAGATAATGACCGAACATCAGAAAAGAAGCAGTTCGCCCGGACAGGTGAAAGGTATTATGACGGTGATCACGACATTAAGCAATATAGACTATTCTACTACAATGCGGATGGTGAGTTGAAAGAGGACAAGACTAGAAGCAATGTGAAGATACCACATCCATTCTTCACAGAGCTTGTTGACCAGTGCACTCAGTATATTCTCTCAGGGGATAAGATAGTTAAATCAAATGACCCTGAGCTGCAGAATCACATGGACAAGTATTTTAACAACAATGATGAGTTCATGTCTGAGCTATCTGATACTATCACAGATATGCAGGTCAAAGGCTTTGTGTATATGTACGCATATAAAAATGCAAAGGATATGATGTCATTTGCCAACGCTGACAGTATCGGAGTTATTGAGGTAAGAGCCAAGGACACGGACGATGGCTGTGCATACACTATATACCACTATACGGATAGGATAGACAAGGGACACAAGACCATCGAGAGAATACAGGTCTGGGACGATAAGCAGACATATTATTATGTCCAGGTTAATAATGGGGCGGTGGTACTGGACGACACTGAACCAATCAATCCTAAACCTCATGTACTTTATACAAAGAATAATGGAGATAAGACCACATACTTTGATGGATTTGGATATATTCCATTCTTTCGGTTGGACAACAACAAGAAGCAGTTCTCAAGCCTTAAGCCTGTAAAACCACTTATAGATGACTACGACCTGATGGCATCGAGCCTGTCAAACAACCTCATAGATTTTGATTCCCCCCTATATGCAATCAAAGGTTTTCAGGGGGATAATCTGGACGAATTACAAACGAACCTCAAAACAAAGAAGATAGTTGGCTTGGATGAAGAGGGGGGCATTGATGTTAAGACTGTTGACGTCCCATACCAGGCAAGACAGGCTAAACTGGAGCTTGATGAGAAGAATATCTATCGTTTTGGCATGGGACTGAATACCGCCGGTCTCAAGGACACATCAGCCACTACGAATATTGCCATCAAGGCTGCCTACTCATTGCTTGACCTTAAGGCAAAAAAGATAGAGAAAGCTCTAAGGAAGTTCTTAAGGAAGATAGTAGAGATTGTTGTTGATGAGATCAACAAGGCTGAGGATAAGGCATACAAGGCCGAGGATGTTTGTTTTGAGTTCGCTCATGAGATTATGAGCAATGCGCAGGAAAATGCACAGATAGAGCTTACAGAGGCTCAGGTAAGGCAGACAGAGATCAATACAATACTCAATGTTGCAAGCATACTTGATGATGAGACTATTATTAAAGCTATCTGCGACTGGCTTGATATTGATTATGAGGAGATCAAGGACAAGTTGCCTAAGAATGAAGAGGAGAGCACAGAAGAGGCTCAGAAGGTGCTTGACAACATCAATATAGACGAGAACGGAGGTGTGACAGATGGAAAGTAATAAAGTATACAAGATAGATCTTGATACTAGAGTGGTACAGGTGCCGGCCGGTGAGGTCATCGGTGTTTATCATGATAAAAATGTAAACCGGCTGACATTTGAAGTACCGAGTACATACAAAGGTATAGATCTCACTAGATATCAGATATCAATCAATTATATGAATGAGGAAGAGCAGAAGGATGTGTATTTGGTCGAGGCATGCACCCTCTCTGGAGATGCAAGTACGATAACATTTGATTGGTTGGTTGGTGCTACTGCATGCGCAGTACCGGGCAATGTTTGCTTTACTATATGCTTCAAAAAGCTTGATAGTGAGGGTAACATCCTCAACGAGATTAACACCAAGCTCACAAAGATGAAAGTTCTTGAGGGGTGTGAGGCAGTCGAAGATGAGATTGAAGAGCGATACATGACAGATCTTGCAGGACAGCTTTACAAGGAGCTGGAAGCTGTAAAAAAACATGGCAGTGATGTCAAAGAGGAGCTTGCGGCGGTCATCACTGAAAAAGGTGTTGAGACCGCAAGTACAGATGATTTTGACACTATTATAGATAATGCCAGGAAAATAAAAACTGGTGACGTTGTATCTAAATCAAACAACACCAAAGGCACATTTAGTGATGCTTATATTGGTATTACTAAATCAAACAACACCAAAGGCACATTTAGCAATGCCTTACAAGGTGTTGTGACAACCACAACAAATGAATCTCAGGAGGGTTAATCATGGTAACAAAAAATTACGCAAAATGGGGAGCAGGAATATATTTAACAGCCAACGTTGCTAATATTTTTGGGAAAATATGTATAAAAAATATTGAGGGAACGGTGGAAAACAAATCATACTCAACTAAGTATGTATCAGAGAATACTTGGAAGTATGTTCAATCATTATTTGTTAGCACCTCATTACGTTCACTTACTACAGGTGAAGGGACAGGCATGTTCCTGGGGACTGGGAATACTCCCGCCACGCAAGATGATTACAAGCTTGAGAATATGATTGAGTTTGCGAATGATGGATTGACTGTTTTATCAGAAACATTAAATCATATGGTGGACGATAACACTTTTTACAATTATGTTCTTACAGTAAAAAATAATAGCACAGAAGCTATCACTATATCAGAGAGCGGAATGATATCAAAAGTTAACTCTTTTGATATCAACGAGACATTCCTTTGGGCACGTGACACGTTCGAGCCTGTCACACTTGAGCCGGGAGAAACTAGACCCTTTAGCATGACAATTGGTTTGGAGTAATTAAGTGAACAAAGCACAAAAGCAGGTAACCCAGGCACAACTAAATAGAGAGAAACAGACTATCAATGAGCTCAAGCAAGTATATAAGCAAGCCTTAAAAGACTGCGAGAAAAAGATAAGTGAGCTGTCAGCAAGGACCGATATGGAGAATCTGCAGAGCATCATCTATCAGAAACAGTATCAGGAGGCTTTGGGAGCGCAGCTTGAGGGTGTTCTGAGCAACCTGCAGTCTAACTCATATGCAACTGTGTCTGACTACCTGACGAAGTGCTATAGAGACGGATACACAGGTGTCATGTATGACCTGCAAAAGACAGGCATTCCAATTATCATGCCGATAGATCAGGCGGCAGTTGTGAGAGCTATTCAGACGGACAGCAAGCTCAGTAAGTCGCTATATGACAAAATGGGCGAGGATGTGACATACCTCAAGAAAGCGGTCAGAGCAGAGGTATCAAGAGGCATTGCAAATGGCTCAACGTGGAATGAGGTGGCTGGCAAACTATCAAGACATATGGCAAATACTCCATTTCGGAAGGCTTATAACAATTCTATCCGCATAGCAAGGACTGAAGGGCATCGTGTACAGGTACAGTCAGCGCTGGACGCTCAGCACGTAGCGAAGAGCAAAGGAGCGGACATAGTGAAGCAGTGGGATGCCACCCTTGACGGAGCAACGAGAGAACATCATCAGATGCTTGATGGACAGATTCGTGAAATAGATGAACCTTTTGAGGTTGGTGGTCGTAAGGTTGAGGCTCCTGGAATGTTTGGTCTTGCCTCTGAGGACTGCAACTGCCGCTGCTGCTTATTGCAGAGAGCAAGGTGGGCGCTGGATGATGAAGAGCTTGAGACTCTGAGAAAGCGAGCGGAATACTTCGGGTTGGATAAGACAAAGGATTTTGAAGAGTACCAGACGAAGTACTTTAAGGTGTCGTTTGAGATTGAGCATGAAAAAGATGTTGCAAATACCCAAAACGGTGATAGTATAAGAGATATAATGTTCAAGGCATCAAAGTCTGATGCTGGCATTATTAGAGATGAAAAAGCTGTTGTTGACGCATATTCACAGCTACCGGATAAGGTGCAGAAAGCGATGGCTGATGTAACATTTAATATGGGGCAGAATGGCAGTAGTTGTGATGTGAAAAAAGGCATTATTAACGTTGCCAAAGGCGCTGAGAAAGAGGATATAGACCATGAATTTGGACATCTGATAGAAGAACGTATGCTGGATCCTAAAGTTGTGGAAAAGTATAAGAAATATTTAACTGAGGGATTAAGCGATAAAAATATTACTACGGAAATATACGAAAATGATGCAGGACAAAAATTTGCAATATATATTTTGCATGGCGATAAATTTATTAGCGAATATCAAGGCAGGTTATATGTTAGCCGCATATCTGATGCTGTTAATCCGGATGGAAGTATAAAAACTGAATTTTTATTGGAATCCACCTCAGAGCTTTTCAGAGTGTATCAAAAAGATAAAACAATCCTTAGTGCATATGAAATCGGGTTAGTAGAGGAGTCTTTAAAATGAATTTAAAAGAAGAATTTTTAAATATTACATCGTATGAAGAATATGATAAACAAAGAGAAAAGTTTGGTACTTTGCCTCGTGATGCAGAATTTTTATCTCATTTAGACAAGTTGTATGGTCCAGGATACGTAGGCGGAGATATAGCCAATGGAGTTATAGAAGAACTATATAAGCCCGGCAAAAGACACATAGGAGAAGAGTAGAAAAGAATGCTAGATGTGATTACAAGCACTGTACAGAGATGTATAGTGCTTTTTTAATGCATAAAATAGGAGGATAAGTAATGATAGTAACAGGAATGAAACACTTTGAGAATGTATGTCGCAAGAAGTTGACTGAATGGTATCGTAAGAATCACCCAGATATACAGATAGATGAGGGCGACATATATATTGTCTGGTCATGCAAGACATTACAGAATTATAAATGCCTTGCGTCAACAAATATCAGTGGTGATGGGATATATGCTGAATATACCTACAATGGCGATAGGCAGGAACTGTATGAGGATGTATATCATAAGTTGACAAATACGTGTTATACAGAGGAATAAGAACAGAATAGTAGCTAATTTAGATCATGGTAAAAACATGGTCTTTTTTTATGCCCAAAATCGGCTCAAGGCGATAAAACTGTGACCGACAAAGAATAAACTCCGGCAAGAGTGATAACTGCCATGTGTGGCTACGTTTAAAGCCAGAAAGGATGGAACAATGGAATTAAAGGAACTGTTAGGAGATGACCTGTATAAGCAGGTACAGGCGAAGATTGATGAGAAGAACAGCACAGAGACAGATAAGCTCAAGCATGTAAGATACACAGATCTGTCCGAGGGCAAGTACGTCAGCAAAGAGAAGTATGATTCAGAACTTGACAAGCTCAACACACTGATCACCGGCAAAGACACGGAGATTTGCAATGCAAATAAGCTCATTGAGGAGCTTAAGAAAGCTTCCAAGGGTGACGAGGGCATGCAGCAGAAGATATCAACTTACGAGACGGAGAATGCAAGACTCCAGAAAGAGCTTGAGGAGACTAAGGTCAATTCGGCTATCAAGGTAGCATTGCTTGAGGCTCATGCGGTTGATACTGATTATATGACCTATAAGATCAAGACAGCCCTCAAGGAGAAGAATGAGGAACTGAAGCTTGATGATGAAGGCCATATCAAAGGCTGGGACAACATGCTCACAGACTTAAAAACACAGTTTCCAACACAGTTTACAGCTTCATCCGGCTCAGATGATGGCAAGAGGAACATCATAGAGAATAAGCTGCCAGATCCTACAAATAAAGATACAGGACTGACGAGAGAAGACATATTGAAGAAAACATATGCAGAGCGTGCTAAGATTGCCCAGGAAACACCTGAGATATATGAAGCTGCTATGCATGGAACAAAGTAAGGTAGAAAGGAAAAGGTGAAAGAATATGGCAATTACAAAGGTAAGTGATGTCATTAACCCAGAAGTAATGGGTGATATGATCGACGCAAAGGTAGAGGCACAGGCCAAGCTTTTAAAGTATGCCCATGTTGATACATCCCTTGAGGGTGTACCAGGAGATACAAAGACAGTTCCATCATGGAATTATATCGGCGATGCTGAGGATTTTGATCCGGAATCAGGGGATGAAATTGAGGCATCTAAGCTCACAGCAACAAAGAAGACATTCACTATTAAGTGTGCAGCTAAGAGCGTATCAATATATCAGACAGCAATCAATAGTGGTTTAGGGAACCCTGTTGGACAGGCTGAGACTCAGCTTTCAAAGTCTATTGTAGGCAAGTTGGATAATGATCTGCTTGATGCTGCATACACATCAGAGAATGTATATACACCAGATACTCTTGCAGTAATCGGATATGATGGCATTGTTGATGCTAACACAAAGTTCGAGGATGAAGAGGATGGAATAGAGAAGGTTATGTTCATAAACCCTAAACAGGAGGGAACGCTTCTCAAGGATGACAACTTTAAGTCAGCGGACAAGTTTGACAAGAGCGTTATTGTGACAGGCTCTATAGGTAAGATTGGATCGTGCTGGGTTAAGAAGTCAAAGAAGATCAAGCTCATGACTTATGAGAAAGACGCAGAGAAGGGAACTATTACTATAGTAGCGGATTCAACCGATGAATCAGATACAAATAAGCATCTTAGCACGGTTCAGCCGACATGCAAAGATAAGCTTGTAATCGGTGATAAGGTTAAGAGCCTCGCAGCTGGTTCACAGTATTACCTCTGTCCTATTATCAAGCTTCAGCCTGATTCGGATGAGACTGAGTTTACAGAAGAGGAAGCTCCTGCTCTTACAATTTTCCTCAAGAAAGATGTTCAGGTTGATCACGAATGGTTACCGAAGAAGCAGAGACATGATATCACAGCGTCTAAGTATTATGGTGCTGCACTCACCAACGCTTCAAAGGTTGTACTTGCTAAGTTTAAGAAGTAAGGCGGTGGTCATATGATCATGACTGTCGATGAACTTAAGAAGTACGTAGACACCAAGGAGAAAGCTCCGGTGCTTGAGGCTAAGCTTCAGGCACTTGAGCTCCTGATCCGAAAGTATACAAACAACAACTTCCAGGATCGGAACAGGCGGTTTGTGGCTCCTGTGGACGCTGCGACAGGCTTTCAGTATGCATCAGAACTGTTCAAGGCTGGCGACACTGTACAGGTGTCAGAATCACGCTACAATGATGGGTTATACACCATCAAAGCTGTGGATATGGACAATGGACACATAGAAGTGAATGAGGAGCTTGTAAGCGAACCGGTTGCTATGGTGACAAAGGTGGTATATCCGATGGATATCAAGGTCGGTGTTGCAAATATGCTTTCATGGGATCTGAACAACCGGGATAAGGTCGGTGTACAGTCTGAGACCATCAGTAGGCATTCTGTGACCTATTTCAATATGGATGGCGACAATTCCCTCATGGGATATCCAAAGTCACTGCTTGGCTTTTTAAAGCCATACATGAAAGCGAGGTTTTGAGATGCGAGGAATAGGCGGAAATGCAGTTGCAGATATACAGATCAAGAGCATAACAAGAAATGAGATAGGCGAACAGGAAGTCACATGGATATCTGAAGATACCTTGACCGGATGGCTTGACCTCTCAGGCGGTGACAGTAAGTACACAACATACAATGCTAAGGTGCAGGAATCCACGCATATGTTCATAGCTGATTATAAACGTCTCAGTGACATGATCAAGGCTGAGAATAGCCGTATGGTGGTTAATGGTCAGGTATATGACATTATGCTGATAGATGATCCGATGGGGATGCATGAGCAGCTTGAGATATATCTGAAGTTCACAGGAGGGCAGTAATGGGATATGTGGAGTTCACAGACAACAGAATAAAGGTTGAGGCGGCTCTGGATGATGCTGTATTGGCATACCTGGAAGAATCCGCCGGAGAAATAGAATCACAGGCTAAGAGAAATATGGATAATCTATCAGGACATTGGTATTCGCAACAAAAAGGTGAATGGACACACTATGTTGACGAAGATAAACGAGAGGCTACTGTTGGAAATCCTATGGAGGCTATGTTGTGGACAGAATATGGAACCGGAGAATATAGTATATCCCCTAAAGGCGGTAGACATGGATATTGGATATATGTCAAAGACGGAACAAGTTCGCCACCAACGAATTATGTATACAAGGGCGGCAAGCAGTATACCTTGGCAGAGGCAAAAAAGATTGTTGCAATTCTTAGAAACAGGAAAGAAAATCCTTTGGATGCTCACTATACAAGAGGACAGAGACCGCATAGAATTTTACAGCATGCATTTGACAAAACAAAGGGCAAGATTATCAAGCGACTTGGCTCTATTCTCAATCAGACATTCAGTGAGTAAGGCGGTGATGGCATGACGACAGAGACATTATCATATATCAACAGTGTACTCAAAGATGAGCTTGAGATTCCATATGCATTCATGGAGTGGCAGGATGACCCGCCGGAGGCATATTTTGTTGGTGAATACTCCGAGGGGGATACTCCCGAGGAAGATGGATGTCAGGAAATAACATTCATCATAGATGGATTCACAAGGGGCCCATGGCTCAGCCTGGAGAAGTACAAGCAGAAGATAGAACAGAATATTAAACGAACGGCAATCCTTGCAAGTGGTGCGGGGGTTGCCGTTTTTTATGGGAATGCGTCACCGGTGCCAACAGGGGATGCAGAACTCAAACGTATACAGATCAATTTGACTATTAAGGAATATAAGAATGGAAGGTGATTATATCATGGCAGATACATTAACTTTTGAAGAGTTTAAGTCATCCGGTATCACAGACAAGACACCGAAGAACATTGTGTTTGGTGCCGGAACTATTCACAAAGGCTTGAAGTATGACGCATCAAAGAAGGCTTGGAACTTTGCAGAGTCTCTGATCGGTGCGACATCTGGCGGTACAAAGCTGTCAATCAAGCCTGAGCTCAAGGATATAGAGGTTGATGGTGAACTTGTTAAGGTTAAGGAGTTAACAGTTAAGACAGGCGAGACAGCACAGATGGATACTAACATGGTGGAGCTGTCGCCTGAGACGATCAAGATGGCTATTATCGGACAGAATGGCACATCAACAGCGGAAGGGTACGATGTGATCGAATCCAAGGCAAGAATTGAAAAGGATGATTACATTGAGAACTTCGGATATATTGGAAGATTCTTAGATGGTCGTCCTGTAATCGTGATCTTTGACAATGCGCTCTGTACATCAGGCCTTGAGATAGAGGGCAAGAACAAGGAGAATGGCACATTTGCGCTGACTATGGAGTGCTATGCGGATCTGTCACCGGCAGCTGATACATTGCCATACCACATCTATCTGCCTACCGGTACGACAACGGAGCAGGTTCAGCAGTCTATAGATTCCAGCACGGAAGTAACAGACTAATTGATATAGATAAATAGAAAAGGAGAGATAATCATGGGAACAACCGAGATAAAAGAGAACAAAGATATAGAAGCAGTAGAGAATGCCGAAGTAGTTGAAGATACTGAGGCAGTAGAAGATGTGCAGGAGATCAAGCCATATACGCTTAGAAATCCCAAAGCAACAGATATAGCCGCATTCTTGAAGTTGTTCAGTAAGCTGGGAGTAAAGGACTTCAAAGACTCGTTCAGCGGCAATGGGTTCAAAGAGCTTATAGCCAAGGAGCGTGAGAAGGCTTCTGGTGATGGTGAGGATGATGAGGACACATCGAAGTTCCTTGAGAATGTGGGTATTGGTCTTGCATTCGAGCTTGCAGATGTGATCCTGACAAAGCTGTCAGACTGTCAGCGTGAGGTATTTGTCTGCCTGTCACACCTGTCAGGAATGACAGTGGATGAGGTAGCAGATCTTGACCTCTCTGTGTTCACACAGATGTTATGGGATGCAGTAACTCTTCCGGGCTTTGCGGATTTTATCAAGGTTGTTTCAAGATTGTACGAGAAGATACACTAGGCTATCTCAAGTTCATGGATCTGATATTTCACAGATATGCGGATCCGTACACTCTGCTTGATACGATGCTAGACAGTCAGAGCTTTGATGAGTTTGTATGCACATTTGTGCGTCTGGATGATGATGACAAGCTCTGGGATATGTACATTCACAAATGCTGGGAGAATATATCATTTAATGCTTTCAAAGCAAAGATATATGGAGTTACATCAGGTGACGGATCGCAGCAGAATAGATCAGGAGCATTTGAAAGCAGAGGCGAGCTTGAAGCAACCATAAAGGATTCTATGTCAATCATAGAGAATTTTAAACCATAGGGGCACACAGAACGTGTGTCTCTATTTTTTTATTATCGAGGAAAGGGGGTAGACCCTTTTGGAAGTATTTAAGATACTGGGAAGAATCGCAGTATCGAATGAAGATGCGAATGAGAAAATTGAAGAGACTGGCGACAAGGCAGAGAAGACAAGCAGTAAAATGGGCTCCGTGTTTGGCAATATAGGCAAATTTGCACTCAAGGCGGCAAAGGTAGCTGTCGTTGCTACAACAGCAATAGCAACTGGAATAGCTGGCATTACTGCTAAGGCTGTAAGCGAGTATGCGGACTACGAACAGCTTGTTGGTGGTGTTGAGACACTGTTCAAGGACAGCTCAGATAAGGTAGTTGAGTATGCAAATAATGCATATAAGACGGCGGGGCTGTCGGCAAACGAGTATATGGACACTGTAACGAGCTTTTCAGCTTCGCTGTTGCAAGGTTTGGAAGGCGATACAGCACAGGCGGCTGAGTATGCAAATCTGGCCATAACAGACATGTCAGATAATGCCAATAAGATGGGCACCAGTATGGAGATGATTCAGAACGCATATCAGGGCTTTGCAAAGCAAAACTACACCATGCTTGATAACCTCAAGCTTGGTTATGGTGGTACTGCATCTGAGATGGCAAGGCTTATCAATGATTCTGGTGTACTCGGTGACACCATGACTGTGACAGCAGATAACGTCAATAGCGTATCATTTGATAAGATGATTGAGGCTATTCATGTTGTACAGACCGATATGGGGATAACAGGCACAACCGCAAAAGAAGCAGCCACGACAATACAGGGTTCCATCGGCATGATGAAGTCCGCATGGGCTAATCTGCTCATAGGTATGGCAGACCCATCTCAGGATATGGGAGTGCTGATGAATAACCTTGTTGATTCGGCTATGGCTGTAGCAGATAATCTTGTACCAAGGATAGCCGATACACTGCCGAGGGTGGTTACAGGGCTGTCTCAGCTGGCTCAGAAACTGGCACCATACATACCGCCTCTTATTGAGCAGTTACTGCCATCGTTGATACAGGGAGCGACATCGTTGTTGTCTGAGGTGGTCAATAATCTGCCCGGAATACTTGAGACATTACTGCCCGGCATAGGTGGGGAATTGGGTCAGTCGATATCAACCGCTCTAAATTCTGTTTTTAGTACATTGACATCGATTTTACCATCGATTCTGCAGTTAGTGGGACCAGTACTGACAGCATTGTCAACATTGCTTGATTTACTTTTGCCACCGATGATGCAGATCATTCAGACGATCTTGCCACCGCTTACAAACCTGATAAATATGCTCCTGCCGCCGGTGACTCAGATTATTCAGTCTTTACTGCCTGTTTTGATGGCTATTTTGCAGCCTATACTTGAATTGTTACAGCCGTTTTTGGATATGTTGACACCGATTATCGACTTGGTAATGCAGGTAGTCACACCACTGACAGATCTTATCAATATGATATTACCACCACTGGTGGAATTACTCTCGATGCTGATGGAAGATTATCTAAATGTGCTGAAACCAATCCTTGAATGGTATTGTAAGATGCTTTCAGGGACGCTTAAAGCTGCCATCAAGTTGATAGTTACAGTGATCAATAACTGTAAAGAATCATTTGCTGCAGCTTGGCGGGGAATCAAGAAAGCGTGGAACGCTGCACCTGAGTTCTTTAGTGAAATATGGTCAAGCATAAAAGGTGTATTTTCTGCTGTGAACACATGGTTCGGTGATATATTTGGCAAGGCTTGGGCTGGTATAAAGAATGCATTTTCACCGATGGTGAATTTCTTTAGCTCCACCTGGCAGAAGATCAAGAACATATTTAGCAAGGTTGGAACAGCAATAGCAGACGGATTATCTGGTGCTGTGACATCAGCGGTCAATGCGATACTTAGTAAAGCTACAGGGATTATCAATGGCTTTATCCGGGCAATTAACTCGGCGATATCTATTTTGAATAAGATACCAAAAGTATCAATATCAAGAATAGATGAACTTGATGCCCCTCAGCTTGCTGAAGGTGGTGTGCTTGCAAAAGGCCAGGTCGGTATCCTTGAGGGTAATGGAGCTGAGGCTGTAGTGCCACTTGAGAAGAATACTGGCTGGATTAAGAAGGTAGCTGAGAACATGGCAGAGTCTACAGGTGGAGCAGTGACTGGTGATTCGGAATCACTGAAGGTACTTTATAAGATACTGGAGATTATAAGACACATAGATGACAACATGTATGAGTGGATACTGACAGCTCTTACAGAGGGTGTGAGATTGAAACTTGACGGCAGAGAGTTCGGAAGGATGGTGAGAAATGCTTGAACAGCTTAAATATGTGAATCATCTCGGTGAGGTTATAGAGTTTGGCAAGAAAGGAACATTTGCAAACAGTAATGATCTCAGAGATTATGAGTGGACATACGACAGCAGCAGAAACCGTGCTGAAAATTTCAGAACAGGGGTGGTCTCAAAGACCATCCCTGTTGTTATATCGGCAGAAAGTAAGAAGAAGTGTATCGATCTTAAGAATAGACTGTATGAAGTCTGTGAAAAAGACATCATAGCAGAACAGAAAGGGAAGCTCTATATAGGTGATTACTATCTTGAATGCTATGTGTATAGCTCCGCCAAGAGCAATTATCTTGATACCGGTACAATAATTAACATATCCCTCAAAGTAGTTGCAGACAGCAAGTGGATAAAGAATGAGATACATAACTATAGGTATATACCAGATACGTCTACAGATGGTAAAGGCTATGAATACGACTATGACTATGACTATGCTCCGATGACAGATCACATAGGTAAGCTCAGTGTTGATGATATGAAGTCATGCGATTTTATATTAGATATACACAACGGTGCTGCTGATCCTGTCATATATATAGATAATCATTGTTACAGCGTTAAATGTATTGTTAGTGCCGGGGAGCATTTGATAGTCAATACCGCAAAATCTACGGTGACGCTTGTGAAAGCCGATGGTGATACTGTAAATATGTTTAGATACAGAGACAAGCAAAGCGATGTGTTTAAAAGGATAGTACCAGGCGATCATCGTGTGATGTGGAATGGAAGTTATGATTTTGATATAACAATCATACACGAAAGGGGCGAGCCAAAATGGACATAAAGTTTGTATATACGGATCCGGTAAGGGTAGAACAGGGCTATTTGCATAATTTCAGTGCAGATGTAGACGTTGCTAAAGATAAGGATTTTGAGATTACAGTAGCTCAGGACAACAACATCCTGCAAGGCGGCTCTTGGTGGTATATCAACAATACTGAATACGGTGGCATAGTTGATAATGTTGGAGTTGTTACTGCGGACAGGGAGATTAGATATACTGGTCGGAATCTCAGAGGCATTTTGTGTAATAAGATAATCGAACCACCTCAGGGTGAAGATTACAGAGTTGTATCAGGTGATGCCGTCGCAGTGATCAACAACCTCATTGAAGAGGCTGGACTTAGCAGCATATATAGGATGACAGGCGAATCATGGAATGTACAATTATTTCAGTTTAACAGATATGTGAGTCTCTATGATGGCATATGTGCGTTACTGAACACCCAGAACAAGGTTCTCAGGCTTGTGATTAAAGATGGATATGTGACTATGAGCAGTGTTACATCTTACGATTATACAGAAGATAAGGATTGTATGAGGTCTGATATTAACTACAATATCACACAGATCAAGAATAGATATAATCATTTAATCTGTTTAGGACAGGGGGAGCTTAAAGATCGTCAGGTGCTGCACTTGTATGTGGACAGCCAAGGAAACATCACAGATACACAAGTATATACAGGCATGAAAGAGCGCACAGCTGTGTATGACTACAGCTCAGCCTCCAGTATTGGCGAACTCAGAACCGGAGGCATAGCAAGGCTTCAGGAGATCAATGCAGACAGTCTTGACATGACACTTCCGGATATGTCAATGCAGATAGGCGATATCACAGGTGGCACAGAGAAGATTACAGGAGCAACAGTAAGAAAGCAGATAACAAATATCATAGCGAAGATAGATGATAATAGCATAGACATTGAATACTCGGTGTCGTAGCAGAAAGGGTGGAAATATGAAGATAGTAACAGGCAAGACAGGAAAGCAGCATGTAACAAGCGCAGATGATAGAGTGTTGAATCAGGCCATATGGGGAGAGTCCGGTATCATATCTGGTGAGAGACCATTACTGATAGATGCAAACACGCTTAGAGTGACTCCTTGTGAGATATTACATCAGGGATGTCATGCAAGGATCCTTCCGGGCGATTACGAAGATTTGAAAATTGACAGTGGAGTAACAGGGCAGAAGCGCATAGATCTTATAGTTGCAAGATACTACATGGATGCTGATGGCATTGAGAGTATGTCATTGACAGTCGTCAAGGGAACGGCTGTATCAAGTGGCACCCCGGTAGCCCCCGACATATATACAGGAGATATAAACGCAGGAGCTGCAGTAGCAGACCTCCCGCTTTGGTCGATATTGATAGATAATCTGAGTGTTGGAGATCCTGAACAGATATGTGCGTCCCTGCCCAATATGAAAGACAAAGTATCGCACGGTGAGGCGTACTCTAAAGATGAGACGGATGCCATCGTAAGAGAGGCAAATTCGCACATAACTAAAGTGGAACAGGCTGTAGCAGCTATTGGAAACATTGCCTCAGAGGCTAATGATACAGCACAGAGTGCCGCAAAAAGTGCACAGTCTGCTGCAACCGCTGCAAAGTCAGCATCAGATGCAGCAGACGCAGCACAGATTGGGGTAGAACAAAACGCTGACAGCATCGAAAAGACCACAAAGATAGCCAAGACCGGCCGAGTCATAAGCAAAACGTCAAGAATTAAGACTACTATTGATGCTAACACAGGAATCGGTGGCGATATGCAGATATTTGAAGTTCCAGCCGGAACAAACGGTGTCTTTGCAGTTGTCAAAAAAAAGGATAAGGGTATAGATTACTATGGCTATGATTACACTTTAGATGGTACGTCATGCAAATTTCAGATCAACGCATACAACAATGCAGCTACAGCTGGATCAATAGAGTTAGTTGTCATTTCGATAGGACCAGCGGCATCCCTTGTTCAGGGGGTGTAGTGTATGTATATAGATACAAATACCATCATTGAAGTTGGCAAAGTGATTGGAGCACTGTTGGTGATAGGTGGTTTACTCATATCAATATATAATTGGTATGCGAGGCAGAATGAACAGGATGCGGAGATCAAGAAGATGAAAGAGGATCAGTGCATACTTACATATGGCACACTTGCTTGCCTTAAAGGTCTCAAGGAACTTGGCTGTAATGGACCAGTCACAGAGGCTATTGACAAGATGGAAAAACATCTGAACAAAGCGGCACATGATCAGGAATAGGAAGGAGATATAATCATGGATAAGTTAGCAATTTTATTATTAGTTGTTGCAGCGATTTGCACATTGATCACAGTTATCACAGAGTTTACCAAAGAGGTTGGAATACTGAAGAAGATTCCAACCTCTTTCCAGGTTCTTATAACAAGTCTCATCATATGTGAGATATGCTTGTTTGTAGCATTATCATATTTTGATGTGCGGCTGCTGTGGTATTATCCTGTAGCTGTATTCTTTGGTGCTTTTATTATTGCATTCATATGTACCAGGGGATGGGACTACCTGATTGAAATATTTAAGAGATTTTACAGAGGCGGAGATATAGAGAAAAAGGAGCGTGATGGGAAATGAATGGAATAGACATCAGTGCATGGCAGGGGGATGAAAATATAGACCTTGCCAAAGTGCCGTTTGATTTTTGTATTATCAAAGCGACAGAAGGAACAGACTACAAGAACAGATATCTGACAGCTCATTGCAATAAAGTTTTGAGTAGAAAAAAACTTCTGGGAGTATACCACTATGCAAATGGTGGAGATCCACAGAAAGAGGCTGATAGCTTCCTGGCCTACTGCAAGAAGTACATTGGTAAGGCGGTACTTGTGCTGGATTGGGAAGCAAAGAACAACCATCTGTTTGGTGTCAAAGATTTGGAATGGTGCTTACAGTGGTGCAGCTACGTACAGAAAAAGACAGGCATTAAGCCGCTGATTTACATCCAGAAGAGCGCCATGGATGCCGTGAAGAAAGCTGGATATGGTCTGTGGGTAGCTCAGTACCCAGACTATGTTGAGACCGGATACCAGGAGCACCCATGGAATGAGGGGGCTTATAACTGCCTTATTCGTCAGTATACATCCGTTGGTAAGCTCTCAGGTTACAGTGGCAGCCTTGATCTCAACAAGGCTTATATCAGTGCGGCGAGCTGGAATAAGCTGGCTACTAAGGCTGTGAAGATTGCCACTATTAAGCCGGCAAAGAAGAGTGTCAATACGATTGCAAGGGAAGTCTTGGTTGGCAGGTGGGGCAACGGTGTTGATCGCAAGAGCAGACTGACCAAGGCTGGTTATGACTACAACAAGGTACAGGCTGCAGTAAACAAGCTCGTCAAGGCTTCACAGATGTCTGAGGACAAGAAGATAAATGCGGTTGCGCATGAAGTCATCGCTGGCAAGTGGGGCAATGGTCAGGAGCGTATTGATCGCCTCAGGGCAGCAGGTTATGATCCTGGCAAGATTCAGAAGAGAGTTAATGAGATTTTGAAGTAGAGCAGAGGGCCCATCATAGCAATATGGTGGGCTTTTTTTAGGGGCAATTTAG